CGGTTCCAACGGGCAATTACCTCGTCATACGTTACACCCTTCACATTTATCACCAGATTCTGATTCTCGTATTCGCACCAATGATTAATCTCTACAGATAAAACAATATGGTGCGTTCCCGTCCAATGTTTCACTTCGCGGAATTGAGTCTCCCCATCACCACAAAAAGGACAAGGCAACAACTCGATTGGTGTCACTTCTGGAATAGAGGAAAGTTCGGAGTCGGCATTATATTTCAGTTTGTCTTTTTCAATCATTCGTTATCCCCAATCAATACAGATATTGATAATATCCGATCAAAAAACGCAATTATAAGTTTTTTACGGGGGTATAATCGGAATTATTATCCATCATACACGATTTAATAGCAAGTTCCTTAGAAGTTTGATATTCTTCTTGGTTCTTTGGATGATCTTCAAGATCATCACAATACCAACTAAAGGTGATTATTACATTTCTTTCTCTTTTTGAACCACACAAACTGCTTGCGAACCCATTGGAAAGTGCTCTGTGTAACTGTCTGTCATTGAGACTTTTAGTTCTTCACGAGCGTAAAAGCACGCATCCATACTATCATAAGATCTATATGTGGTTACTCCCACACCCCAAGTCTCAACCACTAGGTAAATTAGAATCCATTTCATGTCATTTCTCCGATGGTTTAGCACGTTGGAGTTCTTCTTGCATTACATCCAGTGTCTCTGAGATTTGCTTGCGATATTCCATTGCTGCTTCTTCTGCATATTGATTAAGTTCAAACACCTGACAGAATATATCTTCAAGCACAACAACCTTGGCATCAAGTACCTCTGCCAATCCAGTTAGTGTGGTGTGAATGGAGTCTGATGTATAGTTTTTGCCACTGTCATAGATGGTATCAGCAACAATACGAAGATCATCTGCCGTGCTGTACAGGTTTGTGATTGCTTGTTCTAGATCAAATCGATTTTTGTTCATAATCATTCACTCTTATAAAATAAATGGTTCCCAATATTAATTGTCAGATGCATACTATCATTCCAGTACGGATCAACATGCGTTGCATGGTAGTGGTCAGCGCCATTGCTGAGATCAAACCCATTGATGTAATAGGTTCGCCATGCAAGTTTCGCATTCTCTATTGCTATTCTATACGATTTTATATCTTGAAACAAGTCGGATTTACCATCACAGTACCAACTAAATTGACATCGATTGCGAATAGGATACCCTTGCCAAGTCTCTGCCTGATGAATAACATCACAGTATGTTGATGGAAATTTATGCGAGTGTGTGCGATTGAAAACCACATGAGCAACAGCGAGTTGTCCTTCCAGACTCTCGCCTCTTGCTTCGTGGTAGATATTTTGAGCAAGACAATCCATTTCACCACGATTCAATAGAAGAATCCCAGCCAAAATCAGATCCAACATAATTTATTCTTCGTGTTCTTCTTCCAATTCAATGATGCCCTGCGATGAGAGTTGATCAATTGTCGTCTCAACACCTTCAGTAACGCCATTTTTGTAACCCGACTTATATGAAAAGTATGCAACATTAAAAGTGAAAAATATTGCCACAATAGTCCAAACATCAAAGTAATTCATTTAGCTGCCTCCTGATAGTGGTTGGCAGTAATTATTTAGTCTTTTCATAGTGTACCTTGTCGAGAAATGTGCTTATCTTCATTGCTTTCAGGTTATCAGCATCTATACCGTATTTTGTTGTTTTTGCATTATCAGGAATAACAAATATAAAATGAACATCTCGGTGTTGATTGACGAACCACTCAAGATATTTTATTCTAAAAAAATTGTCATTTTGGTTAGACTGCGTGTTTGGTTCGTAGTTGGTTGAACCTTTATATACATTACCAACCGATATATCACCTTCTAACAGGAAATCAAACCCAAGACAATACAGAATATTATGATCACGCCGAATTGCTTCGAGCATAGCATTCATACCAGCATTTGATCTACGTCTGTTCGGTGAATATCTTTTATCTTCCCATCTTTCATCTTGCGGTGGGAAGATAACCTGACCAACCATTCGTTTTTCGGTTGTCAATATTTCACGTTCCATCCGTTCATCAATTGCTATAAGGAAATCCCAATAATCAAAATCTCGATACAAAGCATTGCAACCAAAAATAGTGCCCTGACCAACCAAACTTTCCAATTCAATTGACGATCGACTTTTCCCATTACCAACGATGATTGCTATGCGATTCTTCATATAACTCATCCTCTAATAAATCCCAATCGCCATCTTCAATTACATGCTCTAGATGAGTTTTAAAATTATGCCGAGAGTTATCTTTCAATCTTTTCTTTCGAATACCCTCAAACTCATCATACTTTTGAGGGTTGTTTTTGCCTTTAGACATATAAGACTCCGATCTGACTTTCACCAATTCTTTGCAAGATTTGGGAATGTTTCGGCAACTAATTTACGAGTAATTCCATTGTATGGAAGTTTACCATCTTTCATACCGATAAGAACTTTCGCATCACCCGGATCAATTGACTCCAATATGTCAATGAATATTTGCTCGCGGCGATGCTGTTTTAGGTTTTTTTGTGTGTCGGTGTCACCTTCAATAAACAGATACATGCGGCGAAGTTCAGAAGACAACCCAGCTTCTTGATCTGCTTCTTTCGGTAGAGGTTTATATGGTGGTGTGCCTTCTGGTAACAACCAATTTACATTTGGATCATACGTCAAACCCAAAATAGATTTCAGTTGTGGGCCACTATACTTTCGCAGCACCTCTTGCTTTTCCTTTCGAGACTTCGCCTTACCAACTTCAGTAAAGATATCGTCAAATGTTTTTCTCACTAAAATTCCCCGTAAGTTGTGTTGTTATTTGCCATAAGTATTACTCAGAACTCGCCAATTGAATCCATCAAATATTTCAACCTGTTTTTAATGAAATAATTAAGAAGTCCAGACCTTTTAGGAACTTCATATTTCTGGTATTGTTCGATGATCATATCAGAAATATTTTCTGGAACCATTTCCAAATCAATTAACTCTTCATTTCTCTTATAATTCCTTATCATTATTTCATCGCAGAACATTTCTGGTTCTTCATCAACCCATACATCAACTTTCTTTGAAGCTAAGGGTTTCTGTCTTTTCTTGTTGATAATGCAACTATCTTCTGATAGAAAATTTGGAATACCATCTCCGCGATCCCCGCGCATAATATGCTCGCGTAAGAAACGACGAGGATCACTAATATTAATCCACTTCTTGAGAACTGGGCTATACTGATCAACATTTGCATACTTCTGTAGTTGCCCAAAGTCTTTATCGCCAGATAAAATCAAGATACGTTCAATAGATTCATTATTTAGATAAACACCGTGTTCACGAACAATCACACCGATAATATCATCTGCTTCTGCGCGAGAAACTTGAATAACCTTGTATGGAAAATTATCACGAATCTCATCACGAATTTTATTCAAAATTTCAAAGATGCGACCCCAATCATGTGTTGATGCGTCACGGTCTTTTTTGCGGTGTGATTTATAATATGGAAATATATCCTTTCGCCAGTAATTCTTATCATCACAAGCAATTACTATTTCACCATACTTATTGGAAAACTTTTGTTTATACGAACGAATAGAGTTGAGGATTTGATGTCTTACCAAGTCTTCATTTAGTTCTTCGCGATTCAATTGCATCATCAAATTAGAGATAGCAACCTGATTGTAGTCGAGAATAATAATATCATTCACCCTTTATCAGTCATTTTAAATTTCAGTCAAGAATAATACTTATTATACCATGTGCATTATTGATGGTCAACTATTCAGTTTTCTTCCCATCGAATGTTAACAACGACACCATTTTCATCTTTGTCAAGTTTAAGTTTCCTGTCAACCACATCGTGGAATGGGTGTTCTATATCGAATTGCCTTTCGACCATTGCCCTCACAGATTCCATTACATATGAAAAATCTTTGATGAATTCATCTTCTTGATTTGATATGCCATATTCATGAGAAACGTCTATGATAGAATCATATAAAGCACCTATTGTTTCGGTGTATTCATCATATTCCAAAAAATCATCTGAATATTCATCTTCTTTAGAGAATTTATTGGGATTAATCTTTTCAGTTATGTCAATCACATCACCCATGTTTTTTTGCCATTTCCTTTGTCCAAACTTCACCAATGTCACAATACCAAGTACCGACACTGCGTTTCACATTACCATCTTTATCATAAGAAAGATGGTTCCTTTTAGTCACTGCATGCGAAACTGGAGTCTCACCGTTCTCACCAAAAAACAGATCATTCCAAACACCTTCGCGAAGGTAGGTTTCCATATTTCGAACATAACCAGAAATCGCAGCAACTCGGGCCTGAGCTCCCTTTGTATTCATTTTGACATTTTTTCTTTCAACCTTCAATTTCTCACGGTTGTGTTTGATCCATGATTTTACGTTCTTCATATTTAGAGGGTCTTCATCGTCCAACGCAAGAACATCTGGGTGGATATTCTTATATTGCGGTGGATTAGCAGCAAAACGAGCAGATCGTGCCTTTGCCATCCGTTCTGCTGCAGCGACCTTCTGTTCAGGTGACATTGATTTACGTTTTTTCACACAACTGCTCGAGTAATATAGTCCATTCTTGTGACCTTATATCCCAATTATAGAAATTGTCGGCCCAATTTTTTTGGACAATAAGTTTTTTGGTAGTATTATCATCACGATGTCGTTCAATGGCACCATACAAAAAGTTCGCAAATACAGTAGCATGTTCTTGGATATCTTCTCTAAATTGATACATGTCAGCAAAATTACCAGTTGTTTCTGGTAGTGCTGCTAGATTTGGACAAACAATCCCGCAACCAGCACTCATTGCTTCAATAGCAGCAATGCAAGATGTTTCCTGCCAAATACTAGGATAAGCGAAAATGTGCGACTTTTTTAGTGCTTCACGGACAACATCATTTGGTTGGTAACCATGATATGTCATTTGTGGGTGTTTTCGGATATCCTCAAACAGTTCGAGATATGGTTCATCTCTTTCCTTCCACCCATAAGCTTCAAATGATGAGAACACATCAAAATGAATTTTATCACCATAAATTTCAGACAATTTATTGACTGCAGCATAGGCAATGTCTAGTCCCCGATGGGGTGTTGTATGATAAATTAATCGAATTTGATCATCTGGTTTGATACTCCAATCAACTTCAATTGGGTCAATCGCATTACGAATTACCACAGATTCAGAATAAGGAACCCCAAGTCCCATGTTATATGTGGAAAGTTGCCAATTAGAAACAAACACCAATTTAGAGAACCTAGACCGGGATTCTTGAGACTTTAGGTGTTCTACTTCTGGGTCTGCCCACAAATCATGCAACCACAAGATATTTTTCTTATCTTCTGATACTTTACGCACACGAGACTTGATTATGTTAAACTGATCAAGTAGACCGCGATCAACACGTTCATACAATGCTTTATTCATTAACTCAGTGCCACCCATGGCGTGTTCATAAGTTCCGTCTTCTGATGGTTCCAACGATACTGTTTCAGTGTCGTCAATAATATTTAATGTCATTTAGAAAGTTCCACGTTGGTCACACTATCAACTCTAAAAGAACGCCAATCTCTTTTCGCAACATCCCAGACAGGCAAAACATCATCGTTGGGTTTACGAGTATGGGTAGTGACCTTATCAATAGAAGGAATTACATCTCTCATAAGAGTGCAATCCATGACACGCTCCTCACCATTCACTTTATTAAAAGTGACACGGACGACACCATCGTTCAATATTTTTTTCAAAAATACACGATCATACATAATATATCTCCAATTATTTACCTTGCCCTCGGTATACCTTATGTGAACGCTTCTTATGTTTATTCAACGAGGAAGTTTTAAACTTTCCTCGTCCAATAGAAGTTCCCTTTGGAATAGAAACAATATTACTACCACTAAATGTGCCGATTTTCGCCATAATTTACTTCCTCATTTTCGACCATAGTCTAATTAATTGTGTGTGCGATTCACGCAACCTTTTCTCAATTTCTTTTTGTTTTTTACTTTTCACGGATTACTATCTTCGGATAGGTGTGGAATCCGTTCATAGCACACCAAGAATATGCCATTCTCTCTACTTTATCCCTGCTCTCTGCTTCAAAATATATCTCTCTGGGTTCATTTGATATCCACTCGACCACAACGTGATATAAATTCATTTTCTTTCCTTTCCCTCCATTTTTATAATTTTATACGAAATACCAACTTCGTCAAGCATTTTTTTTGTAACATCAAAATGAGATTCCCATATGGGCGGAAGATCTTTAATTTCTTCCATGACAATTTTTTTGACACCCACTTGAATCAACCCCTTTGCGCACTCAGAGCAAACAGGTAGACCAGAAACATAAACCGTGGAACCGTCAAGAGAAACACCATTAAATGTAGCATTGTATATCATATTTTTCTCAGCATGCACAACATACTGATACTTGACTTCGCGGTTATTTAGTCTTTCTTCGTTATCATCAATGCCCCTCGGAAATCCATTATATCCTTGGGCGAGGACTTGTCCCTTATGACCTATTGCCACTGCTCCAATTTTTCTGGAAGGATCCTTTGACCAAGAAGCAACCTCTTTCGCAAGGTTAATATACCTCTCATCCCACTTACACATTATCATATCCTGGAATCTGATACCACATAATTGATATACCAGTCAAACCACCTCATATACCCCGCGAGGCGGTTCTCCACGTTATCTCCACTCATATCATACCATACATTAGATAACCTGTCAATATCACCTTGAATCACGGCAGGAGCGTAGTCAGACCGTCCAAAACAAACAACCTTTTTGCCTAACAACATCGCCTCTTGACCCGAACCACCATTCAAAACATACACGCCTTGCGATTGCTCGACAAGTTCTTGGAAATTGCCATGTTCAATATAAACAAGCATGTCTGTATCATCTTTCCATTTATTGATAATTTTCTTTATCGGTTCCATTGAAGATAAATTCACCGGATGGCCTTTAAATACAATTTGAGGAAACCCAGCGGGTGCTTCGGTTTTAACCCAATGACAAATCTTGCTAACAAAGTGTTCAACCGTAAAGTCAGAATGCCACCTGATGGTATCATCGTGTGGAAGTTGCAGAGGGACTATAATATAATTATCCTTTTCTATTCCAGACCAATCAGTTTGTTTTGACTGTAAGTGTTGGAATTTTGACCCTTTCTTAATATACTTTTGCAATTCTCTATATGCATGTTCAGTATATGGTCGTTCCTTGTTATAGGTTTTTAAATAAGATCCACCACCACCCCATCCTTCGGGATCAATGGTGAATAACCAAGGAAATACTGTTTGCATATAATATAATGTATTATCATTACCATTCCATGATTGCATTTCCTCATGAGGAACAAGCATCTTAGCAGAAGGGAAGTATTTTTGAATAGTGTTATTGAACGTCCATCTCGGAGATTCTACAACCAACGTGTTCTTGTCTGTTTGCTTTTCAACAAAGTTCTTCCAGTGCTCGCGGATTGGTTCAAGTTTACCCTTATTAGCAAACTGTATTCCAAACCTCTTGAAAGGAATATCAAGTCTGGGTTTTAAGATAACTTTATTATATTGTGCAGTTACGTTCCAGAGGCAGTCCATCCAACGGTTCTTTTCAGCAACATAGGTTGGGTTGTTATACTTCCTTGGGCCTTTTCCTGTCCAAATAGTCGTCCCTTTTTTAAATTCCCAATCCATAAATTGAGAATCAAAGTGGTGTATATGATCATCCTTAACAGACGACATAACAGTAGAAAGGGCAATTTGATCAGCAAACCATTTTTTCGGGAGTTTTGTTATTTCTTCAGCAACAAGAATAGCAACATCATAAGCATCCTTATGATAGTAGACAGCACCTGCTGCCACCCTTGTTCCTTCTGCTTCCCATCCCACGGTTCCAGGGAGTGGTTCCCGGGGGAAGAAAGCGACACGTTTTTTTGGATAGTCAAATGACTGCATTAACATGCCGTCTATATCAAGAATCAACATAGATTTGCAATACGAGAGTATGTTCGGTGCTACCAAAAACCGAAGGCAAGCATAATATGTGCGAATAGATTCTTGCGACCAATCGTCGTGATCAATGTTGTTGTAGGTGTATGTCACACGAACTTCAGTCGTGGCATTTAAAACCGACCCAAGAGACAGCACCTCGTCTGTCGGATTGACAATATGGACATGAACATCCTTGTTAACATTATTTGCTGAATAAACAAATGATGGCCCATGTTCAATAAAATAAGCACTGTCGCATGCTGCCATTACGACTGGGGTTGTTGGAAGTTCTCCGTACATTTTAGTATAATATTATTTAACAAACTCGTGTGCGTGTTTATAATTCTTTTGAGATTCTTTTTCATACAACACCAGATTATTCAAATCGTAGTATTGCCCTACAGTGAATCCGTTCTCTAATGCTTCATCATAATACTTATCAAATAAATCGATTACATCCCCTCTCCAATGAGTTTCAAATTTTCCATCAAACCAATGCGTTCTATTTTCTTTTTCCAACCTCGGCAATGCATATTTGCCATGAGGTTGGTGTTGCATCGAAGTATAGTGCAGAATTTTAACATCTTTTAAGTCATCATTCTCGCCATCAAAGTTATTCCATTGACGGTCAAACTTTTGAACTAGATGAGAATATTGTTGTAATGATGTAAATAAATTCTGATGAGCACGTGGTTCGTTTTTAATTTCTTCAATAGGTGGTAATACTTGACCTGCTCTACGGCATTCCCATTTAGCAACGCAAGTTCTCCAGTCGCCTTTCATTTGGATAATAGTACCATTTTCCCAAGGTTCATTCCAAAGTTTAGCAAGGTCATCAAGGATAATCATATCACTATCCATATAGATTGCTTGACCATCATACCCACATGCTGCAGGAATACCCCATCTAAAACCACTAAACGGTGTCGGCCATGTTTTAGACTTCCAACCGTACCAGAAGTTCATCGGGTCATTGCTATGCTTCATCCATACAATATCAATAGGCATACTACTATATTTCCTTGCAGTATATTCAAGCACTAATTGACTTTCAGCATCTTCGCCGTTTGGTGAACACCCTACAAATAATTTAATTCTTTCTTCAGAACTCATATCCAAACTCCACTATTTCTTTTATAAAATATTCGGCAACAAGTTCTTTCAACTCGTTGTCATAAAAATCACTATAATGATTATCCTTTCTTAAACCACCTTTCATTTTAATGGAACTCATTAAACTTGGGTCAATATCCAAATTAAACTTCTCATTTAATGTTGGTATGATTTCTTCCAAATTTTCATACTTAAACACTTTATCAACTGCAATTTTCCCATCAATTGAGTATAACTCATAATCACATGGAAGTAAAGCATATGATGTCTTCAAATATTCTTTAAACCCATTTTTAGTTAAATGTGGTTTAATCTTATCGTGCCAGTGAAATGCACTCACACATTTATCCCACGGATTACGTTCAATTGTGAATGAGTAGTAGTTATTAACTGCGTTCTTGGAATTGAATTGCATTTGAAATAAAGGAACGTGTCCATTTACATCACGCGGTGAATTAATAGCAGGTGTATTATCCCTATAAGAACCAGTGCAAATATCCCTTTCTTTGTTTAGGATGGGCACTAAAATTTTCTCGATAGTAGAACCTGCTGTTTTGCGCGTTTTTACAAATAAGAATTTATGTTCGTGCGATATAATCATCAAGAATGATTGGTTATCCTTTATAATCTATTTTGTCTATAACACCATTTATATTATTTAAAACTTCAGGTGTTATGGATTTAACATGAGATTTATGTATTTTTGCTTGGCATATACCATTATAAAAATCTTCTCTCAATAAAGCATTCAATTGTATTTGGCAATAGAGTTCTATGTATCCCATTTCCCCCTTTTTATGGCAAAGATGTATTATTTCCCTTTTATAGTTTTCTTTACCATTTTGCTCAACCAGTTGTTTCACTTCACCAGAAGAACCATAATAGTCTTGCCAGTCTGTTTCCTTTTCAACTGATCTTCTCCTACTTTTACCTTTTAATGGTGGTAACTTTCTTCTTGACTTAAATGTTTTTTTGCCAATATATTTTTTACCATTAGATAAATCGGTAATACAATAAACGAAACCAATATAATCACCTATGTCATCAGACAGGAACGGGTTACCTTCATATAACCAAGGATTGTCATAATCAGTTTTCAAAATCTAATTCATTCACGTCTTCTAAGTATTCAAGGTCTTCATCATCAACATCTGTTAAATCAATGTCTGCGCCGCAAAATGGGCAATACATTGGCCCACTATCATGGTGATCTACAATACCTTCGATATATCGAATTTCATAGTCTCCGCCACATGAATCGCAAATTAATTCGTAAACAACTTCTGACATAGATATTCTCCGTTAGTCTAATTCGCGGTTATTTATTACCATTTATCCCATTCACACACATCTCATCCAGAACAAGCAACACATTCACCACTAGATGCTTTAACACCAGATTCACTGCGAATGTAATATAATGATTTAATGTATGGATCTCTGAACGCCATTTCATGAACTCTAGCAATAACTTCTTCATCTTCATCTGCGGAAAAGAATAAATTGATAGACTGTGCTTGATCAATATGCCTTTGTCTTGCTGATGCCAGTCGAATAATTGCTTCTTGATTGATCTCAAAGGCGGTCTTAAATACCTCCTTTTCATCATCAGACAACCATTCAACGTGTTGCACAGATCCAGCATGATTTTCAATTATGTCTGCAATGTTATCATGATTGAATACTTTTCTTTCCTTCATAATACCAACAAGAATGGGATTGATTCGATTTACTTCACCCGCCGCTGTTGCTTGTATATATGCGTTTTTATATACTGGTTCAATACCCTGTGACACACCACCGCAAATAAGAGCAGACGATAAATTGGGAGCGATAGCAATTAGGTGAGTATTGCGCCGACCATAACCAACACACCATTCGGGTTCACCGAACCTTTCTGCCATCCAAGCACTAGCACGTTCTGCCTCATTATTAATCTTGGAATAGATTTCATTATTCTTCATGTGTGCCTCAAGCCCCTCAAACGGAATCATATTCTGTTGAAGGTATGTGTGGAACCCAAGAGTGCCTAAGCCTAATGCCCGGGATTTTTCCGTGAATCTTACTGATGCTTCAAGACCACGAATCTCTTTACCAATTTGAATGAAATCTTCAGCAACACAATCAAGGAATACTGTTGATTCAAATACTGCTTCGGTGTCTTTCCATTCATCATACTTCGCAAGATTCATTGAAGAAAGAACGCAGGTGAATGTCAAATCCGAACCACCTCTACCAGTTTCTGATGAATCTGAATGCAATGTTATTTCCGTACACAAGTTACTTGCGTGAACCTTTAATCCACGATCTGCATAGCATTGCGGTGATAGTTTATTTACCTTATCGACAAAGAAGAAGTATCCTTTACCCGTCACCATTTTGAGTTTCATTGCACGTTGGAATCGTTGAAGAGCATCTCCATCACCATCATCAAGTTTACCAATAAATTCATCACTCACAATCCACCCGATGTTAGCGTCATCGGGAAATGCTTGTATATGGTCAGCAAGTTCCCAAAAATCCTCATGATCAATTTCAACATATCCAGCCCAAGCACCGCGCCGGGTTGAACCCTGACTGATGTCACGAGACATCTGAATAAAATCTTTGAATACAGAAAGAATGCCGCTTGCCTTGCCACCGGATGTAATAGGAGCTCCACGCGGCCTGATAGATCCCATATAACCCGAAGTTCCGAATCCATTTTTACTTAAAAGTGCCGCTTCTTTCTGTGATTCATAGAAACCATACACAGAATCTCCAATATACCCACCAGAGCAAGATACAGGACAACCTCGGCCAGCACCCATATTAGCAAGAACCGGAGTAGAAGGTGCTAACCACCCTTTCCACATCAAGTCAAAGAATTTATTTTCCCATATCTGCATTTCAGCAACATCAACATCCATTCTAGATGCTGCTTGCTTGGCAATACGTTCATAGGTTGTCTTAATGTCTGGGTTTTCATCAGTAATATATTTCTCACGAAACATCTGCCAAGCAGCAGTCGTAAACCATTCAGGAACTCGACCTTCTGCTTGTAGTGCTTTGCGTTCTTTACCAAAACTTTTATAAATCGACTCAATTTGTTTCTCATCAACCATTATTACCACCCCATACAAAACCAGTTTCTTTCCATGCTCTCGTATAATCAGAACCTTGTGCTGCAAAGAAATCGTGTAACTTGGTGCTGTTTATGTTTGAATAAAACCAACTCTTTATTGGATTGTATGTCGGATTAAACATCTTCTCGTAACCAAGGTTTTCTAAACACAAGTCAATTCGAGATTGCACAAAATTATCAAGTTGATTTGCAGTTATACCACGAATACTACCTTTCTCGAAAATCATTTTAATAATCTCGTGTTCATGATCATATGTTTTCCTGGCAACCTTCTCCATATCATTTTGAAGTCGATTTTTTTGTGCCTTTGTGAGATTACCTTCTTTGAGCAGTTGCCTGAACAACCAAGCATCACCCTCTGCATGGAGGTTTTCATCTTTCACAGAAAAGTTAATCCCTGCCACAAGGTTTGCCAACTTATTCTTACCTTCTGACTGAAAGTGTTTCAGGAAAGCAAAATTGCTGTATAGGATAGCACCCTCAATAAACGAGAATGATCCAAGAGATCGTAAAATATCTAAGTCATTATCCATAGGAGAATTGACAACAGAACCAATCCACTTCATGCGTTTTGATAAGGTTGAATCTTCTTTCCAAGAATCAAAAAATTCATCGGTAGCAATACCAAGTAATTCATTAATACGAGCATAGAACGGTGCGTGTATATTAATTTCAACATAGGCAAACATATTTGCCATTCGTTCAATATCTGGTCTTGGGAATACTTTCATGACACGATTAGTCCAGTAATCCTTACCAACTTGCAACTCATACTCGGTAAACAATCGAAGTACGGTTGTCACACCATGAAGTTCTGCCTCATCAAGATTGGTCATCAGATCATGAATATCTTTCTCCATCTCAATTTCTTCCGCTGTCCATAAAATGCGTTGTTGCATTTCAGCAAACTCAATAGCAGTTTCATAATCCATCGTGTATGTTGTTTTTGGTGTTCTTATTCTAGCGAGTTTATCAGTCATTTATCATTTCCTTCGACATAGGAAAAATTGTTGAAATAACCTCGGCGCAAGATTTAGCAATTTCAATATGCTCTAATTGTGTGCCATTAGAAGCACGAAGTTGAATGTAATGAATCCATGAACGTAGAGTTCCATTCATATACATCTTTGTTTTAGTGTTACCTTCGGGGAGAACAGCACGAGCTTGTTCTTTAGCGATACCATTATCTATTGCCCATTGATATGCTTCCTTGGCAGTATCAATAACATTTTGTTGCTGTTGGGCCCAAAATGCCTCAAGTGCTGGGTTATCATTTGAAATTGAGTTCTGGCGATTTTTAGTATCTTGTAACCGGGCCTCGCGGATTTCAAATGATAGGTCTTGAGTTGGATCAGCATAACGCTGGCTGTATTCTTGAAAAGAAAAACTGCGGTGACGCAGGATTTGTCGTGCAATGTCTCTGGTTGTTTCGATTGATAATGTCACATTCACCATTTCAAAGGGACTGAAGTGCTTATGTTCAAGTAAGTAGTTTAATAATTTTTCTGAAGTCTCGTGATTCATTTGATAAGGGTTACTAACTCTTGCACAATATGCAATAAGTTCTTGCACAGAAGCGGTGTTTGTGTCATCAATAAATTTTGGATCAGGTTGCGAGTATGATACCAGTTCAACTCTCATAATTTCATTCCTCATGTATTTGTGATGGTGTTTATCCACCAGATTTTATTTTTAGCGCTCTTGGAAAACTTCTCAGGGATTATAGAGAATAATTGAATTATTTACTTGGGTTTGATGATCTTACACAATATGCAATAAGTTCTTGAACATCAGATGATTTACTATACGACATCATCTTAACTTTCACGCTTTTCTCCACACATTATTTTCATAAATGTAAAGTTTATCATCCATACCGATACCAAACTTCACACCATTATATTCAAGGAAAACATCAGGAATATAACACCCCGCTTTCCAACATTTATCATCTATTTTGGGTTCACATTCAGTCCCAACGGCAATATCAAATATATTCACGCCTTTCTCCACTCACTCAATTTTGCCTTTGCAGCAAGTCCGGTGAATATATTATTACTTATAATCGACTGCACCTCAAATGGATCAATTCCACTCAAAACCATGTCATTAATATCTTTTTCTCTGATAGATTCGGGGAACAAAGATATACTATACCCCATATCTATAACCTTTTCAATACGGTTCAATATCTCTTTGTTCCTTGGTTCATTATCAAACACGAAAACCAAATTCTTTGCACCAATATATCGCAATGTATTTCCGGTCAAGTCAGCACCACCCATCGCTAGTGCATTATCTATAAACAACGAATCAATGGGCCCCTCAACAACGTGAATGGGTTTTCTACGGTCAATACTATCTAGTCCAAATATTTTAGGTGCGTCATTTTCAACTTTAATAGTTATATATCGCAAAAAAGTTTTACCAAATGATCTCCCCTGAAAACCTAACAATTCATTATTTGAATCTATAAATGGAATTATCAATCTGGGTTCATCTTTTACTATATCATTAAATTTTTCTGGAGAAAATAATTTCGCAAACTCATAAAACTTCGGTGCATAAAAAAGTTTGTATTGCTTATCAGCAGGTATTTTTCTATTCTCAACATAAATTTTTGCTGGATGATCAACAGGAAGTTGGGATATCTTTTTCAACTTACCGATCGGAGTCTTCAGATATTTTGGCCGGTTTGCAAATTTATTTTTGGTTTTAGTTTTACCAACCGACACAGGATGTCGGTTCTGGTGTCCAGAAAACTTTTCCAGGGTGTATTCTTTATGCAATTCTGGGTTTACATGCTTGATAAAATTATTGAGTGAAGAACCTTTACCACAGTTATGGCACTTATATATTGTGTCAGAACCTTTAGGGAAAAGGTATCCTCTTGCTTTCGATTTATTGGATTGAGAATCCCCGCAATAGATGCATCTGAAATTATATACACCATTCCCTTTGTTTTTAAAATTCTCTAGAGAAATCGAAAGGAGGTTGATAAATTTTGTGTCAATGTAATCACTCATAGACTACATTATACATGAAATTTATGAAAAGGCAAGTTTTTACAGGTTATTTTTTTTGTGCTGTGT